CGGGCTCGTCGCCGTCGCCCTCGTCGCCGTCGGCCTCGGCCTCGGCGGAGTCCGCGTCGCCCTCGGGCTCGGCGGTCAGGGCTGCGGCGCGGGTGCTGAGCGCCTCGAGGGCCTCGGCCTGCTCGCGCTCGGCGGTGTCAAGCTCGGCGACGTGGGTGCTGATCCGGTCGGCCGCGTCGAGCGCGGCGGTGGTCTGCGCGAGGACGTCGGCGAGGGGAAGCTCACCGATGAGCTCGGGCCGGCCTTCGGCGTTCACGTCGGTGACGGTGGCGGCGATGCGGGCGATCTCCTGGGCGAGCGCGTCGAGCTGCTCACGGCTCAGCGTGGAGAGGTCGTCGGGCACGACGGGGAAGAGCCCGTCGGTGTCGCCGCCCGCCAGGACGGGGATGAGGCGGCCACGGTGGAGCCACATGGGGGCTCCGTCCACGTGGACGCGGCGGGGGGTGGTGCTCATCGGGGTAGCCCTCCGTTCGGGGGTCGGTTCGTCAGGTGGTGCTCATCCCCGGACTACGCCCGGCGCGGGGGGCTGCTCGGCGGCCACCCCGGTACTCGTGGGCCGAAGGTAACCGCCGCTGCGGAAACCCACAAGGGCGCGCCTCGGGGTTCAGCTTCGGCCGGCGGGTGCCGATACGTAGAGCATGGCTACACGACTCCGCCGCCTCGGGTGGCACGTGATGCGCGCGCTGCGCGACCCGTACACGAACGAGCTGGCGCTCGAGGTGCTCCGCATCCGGGCGGAACTCGAAGACCACCGGAGGCGTTGACACGTGCCACGCCGGGGGTGTAGCCTCCGGCCACAGTCAAGCCACGAGGGAAGAGGACCCACATGGCACGCACCGTTCACACCACCGCTTCCGAGCGCGAGAACATGAGGGGCATGATCGTCGGCGCGGGTGGCACCCCCGAGCAGGCCGAGGCGCTCAGCGCGGCCGTCGAGGCGATCGCCATGCTCGACGTCGACCTCCGCGAGTTGAAGGGCGCGGTCCACAACACGCTGGTCGTCGCGCACCGCGACCCGGCCGTGAAGCAGGCCCGGAACGACCGGGGCCTCGCGATCGCGAAGGACGCGAAGGCGCGCGGCCACTACGTCGTGATCGCCATGAACGTCAAGGCCGGGCTCGGCGGGGCGACCGCCGAGGTGCTGGAGGTCACCGACAAGGGCGACATCATCGTCAAGTCGTGGATGCGGGACGGCCGGGTGCGCCTCGCCGGGTCGCAGATCGGCATCCTCGGCCCCCCCATCGCCGGGCGCACCGACGCCGGGCTGAGCGTGGACGCCGGGGTCTAGCCGTGCCGGTCGCCTACCCCACCGACTTGATCCCCCACGCCGACCGCTGCACCCGCTGCGACGGCTCGGGGGACGACTGGCAGGAGGTCGCCCCGTCCCTGTGGGAACCGGTCGACGCCTGCCCCTCCTGCTACGGCTCCGGGCTTCGGCCCGGGGCCAAAGCCCCCACCCTCAGCCGGGGCGTCCACGAGCCCGCGCCGATGGCGGACGAGCGTGTGGGCCTCGCCCGCGTGTACGTCCTGCACAACGGAGGACGGGCGTCGCTGCTCAGCGTCGCGCCGTTGGCCGATGACGATGCGTAGCCCGATGATCGGGGAGCGGGTGCAGTTGATCCACACCTCCGACCCGTACACGAACATCGCCCCCGGCACCCGGGGGACGGTCACCCTCGTCGACGACTTCGGAACGATCCACGTCGCGTGGGACTCGGGGCACCGCCTCGGGATGATCCCGGGGCAGGACCGCTTCGTTCGCATCGTCGAGCCCCCGCCGAGGTCGTGAACGTCGGCGACCTCATCCGGCACCGCGCAGCGCGCGCCGGGTTCGACCTCGGGCACGTCCCCGACGACGAACTCGGCGCGCGCCTCGTCGCGATGCCACTCGACCTGAGCGACTCGCCTGACGGGGTGCGGTCGTGGCTCGTGTACGGGACGGTCGACGGGCCGTCCGACGAAGGCCGAGCGAACGGGAGCGGCCCCCCGAGGCCGTCCCGACCCACACGAGAGAGGACCCGCAGATGAGCACGAGCACCCCCGTCACCTTCCACCCCGTCGAGCAGGGCGCGACCCTGTGGTCGATCTTCGTGGACGAGCGGCGCACCGACTACGAGAACCCGCCGGAGTTGTACGTCCGCGTGGTCACCCGCACCGTCGCGAAGGTGACGCCGCAGCGGTTGAAGTGGGCCGAGGACGAGGGCGAGCGGTACCCCGACACCGTTCACCGGGCGAAGCCGAACGACCTCGGCTTCGTCGGGTCGGTGCAGTCGTGGGGCGGGAGCGGCCGGTACTACGCGACCCGTGAGCAGGCGGTCGCGGCGATGCTCGCCCGCCACGACGGGGCTCGGGAGAAGGTCGAGCGGGAACTCCGCGAGACCGTGGCGCGGTGGGAGGTCGCCCACACGTTCGCCTAGTTCCGCGAGGGCCGGGGCTCGCGTAGCCTTCGGCCTCGGGATGAGCGGCGGGGATTGGGCCTGCTGCTCCGACGCCCCGCAGCGGCGTCGTGAAGTGAGCCGGGGGGTGGGGCACACCCCCCGGCCCCCCGACTGCTAGTCGTCCCCCACAGGCCCGCCGGCGTGGTGCAGGCGACGGCCGAGGTGCTCCAACGCGACGGCGTGGGCGCGCGCCCCGAGGCGCGCCAGGTCGCGGCCGTGGACGCGCACCGCGAGCGCCGCCAGCTCGTCCTCCGGGTTGCCGGGGCTGATCGACGCGACCGCCCCACCGACACGGACGTGGGTGATCCGGCCGCGCACCGCACCTGAGCCGGTGCCGACCCGGACGGCCCCGGCGGCGATGAGGGACACCTGCTCATCCTCGTACTGGCCGGCCTCGAACTCGCCACGCGGCACGGGGTAGCCGGGGACGTTCACGGCGAGCGCCCCCACCATCTCCAGGTTGCCGTTGTATCGCCGCCAGTCGCCCGAGAGCTTCGCGCCCCGGAGCTCGGCGACCTGGCGGGCCTCGAGCCCGGGACGGACCGCGCCGGCGACCCAAATGCCGTGCGGGTCCTCGCCGGCGGCGACGTCCGCCACCGCATAGCCGGTGTCGTCGTAATGCTCGCGGGCGCGGTGGACGGAGGCGGTGAGGTCGGCGTGGCCGGTGCCGAGGGTGATCTGCCCGACGGCGACCCCGCCGGCCGTGGTGGCGACCTCCCCGAGCCGGAAGAGGGCGTAGTCCGTGGCCGAGCGCGGCGGCACGAAGCAGCCGGGCATCCCGATGTGGCACGTGCCCCACGCGGCGAGGTGGCCGAAGAGGCGGCCGTCGTTCGTGATCGTCAGCGGCGTCGGGGCGTCAAGCTGGGGGTCGCGGAACCACTCCACTGGCGGCAGCTCCGGCGGGGTGATGGACGCGACGAGGCCCGCGCCCTGGGCGACGGCCTCGATCTGAGCTTCGGCGAACGCGCCGGCGGGGACGACGGTGGCGGCGTGGATCTCGGCGGACTGCACCCGGAGGGTCACCACGTTGTCCACCTGAAGCCACGCGCCCTCCTCGTCCTGAGCGTCGAACTGCTCCTCGAGGCTCGGGTCGGCCGGCGGGACGGGCTGGCCGTCCTCCGTCACGAGGGTGACCCCCTCGTCGAACGGGGCCATCCGGTACCGGTTCAGGATCGTGTCGACGCTCAGCCCGGTGACGTGCCCCTCCCGGACCATCCGCTGCGCTTCGAGCACGGCGGGGTCGGACGAGTCGGCGAACTCGCCGGAGCCGATGATGTGGGCGACCCCGAGGCCGGTCTGCACCCGCTCGATCGCGGTGATGCTCCCGACGGGGAACGACCCGTCGTGCCCGTCGTCGGTGGCCGGCATGTAGAGCAGCGTCAGCGGGAGGGTCCGCCACGTGAAGCAGCCGAGCTCGAAGAACCGGCCGTCACCAGTGGGCGAGCCCTCGACGGCGAGGATCGCGCGCCAGTCCATGCCCGCCACGGTACCCGAGGCCGCTCAGGGGCGCTAGGGCGTGGCTCAGGCGGGGACGGGGCCAAGCTCGTCGCCCGGGTCCTCCCGCACCTCCCCCGTGAAGCCGTCGGGGGTGTCGGCGTACGTCACGGTGCAGCGGCAGTGGATGATGTTTGAAGGGCTCCCGATCGGGTCGCCCGGATAGTCGAGGGCCTCCCCCATCACGGTGAACGTGTCGTCCAGGGGGACGGTCTGCCCCTGAGCGGCGGCGTGGGCGTCGCGGGTGCGGGCGTCGTTCGTCGCGAGCCACGTCTTCCACCCGCCGACGCCGGCGATGCGGGCGGCGGTCAAGCTCCCCCGGTTCGCGATGCTCACAAGCTCGGTGCGGGCGATCATCCGGCCGCGCGCCGGCGCGATCGCCGCCACGTCGGTGCGGAGGCGGCGGGCAGCTTGCGGGATGCCGTCGCCCTCATCGTGCGACCGCTGCAAGCTCTCGCGCACCACCTCCCACGCTGACCCGGTGAGGGTCGAGCGGTTCCGCAGCTTGCGGACCTGCCCGTCTATCACCGGGTTCGTGAGCGAGAACGTCAGGCCGAGGGCCTCCCCCATCGCCCCGTAGGTGCGGCGCATCGCCTCCACCTGCACGCGCTCGAGCTTCGGCTCGTGGCGGGCGCGCCACGCCGCGTCGTGCCGCTGCCGGAGCTCGGCGGTGAGCTGCTCAGGGTTCGGCCCCTCCCACCCGGCGGCGACGAGGCCGTCGAGGGACTCGGCGCACACGCCGGCGAGGTCGCGGAGGGCGGTGACCACCGGAGCTTCAAGGCGGTCGACGAGCGGCTCGAGCGCCGCGCTGACCGCCGCCACCCCCCGGTTCAGGTCGGCGGCGGTCGCGGGGACGGTCACCCGAGCGGCGGTGGGGAGTCGTCGAAGAGGTGGCGCGCGGCGTGCTGCTCGACCCGCTCCGCCAGGTCGGCGGGGTAGCCGGCGGCGGTGAGGCACGACGCCGACCCCTTCACGAGCTGCACGGGGTCGAGCCCGAGGACGGTGCAGCGTTCACGCCCGAGGATGGCGCACACCTGCGCCCGGTCGGCGTCGCGGACGGACGCCTTCACCTGATCGGAGGCGGCCCCGTTCGACCGCTGCAGCCGGGTCAGGGCCTTCGCGCCAGGGA